AGTACCTCCAGAGGCAATTAATAAAGGAATCACTAAACTATACGATCAGGTATACAACCCTGAAATTAGTTTACAACAAATGGAAGGCATTATAAACACCATGAAAAAGGGTGTCTACCAACAACAAAAATTCCTTAATCCAGATGAATATCAGGTTATGACAGAAGCTTTTACGAAAGCTTTTACTGATCTATATAACCCTAAAGTTATGCGTGCTTCAGCTATGGTCACAAATCAAGCTGCTGGTACTGTAGCTGATGCATCTGCAGCTGTAGGAATGATTGGTGATATTGCTAATACTACTAGACAACAAGAGATTATACTTGATAAACTACAGTTAATTAATAACGAAGTTAGAATCAATAGATTCATTGCTAACAAAGCGGATGAATTTAAAACTCTTGTAAGATCTAAAGATCCAGTTGTTGTAAACCAATGGTTACTTACACAGTCAGATGAGTTTGCTGAAGGCATTGGTCAAGCTGTTGTTAAAAGTGATAAAGATTTTGGAGTATTAAAAAAGATTGCTAAAGATAAACCAGAGTTCTTAAAACCTATGGCTAAAGCTTTAGAAGCTACAGACGGTAAGGTTGATGAGATTTGGAAATTACATCGTTGGCATGAACACAACATAGGTTTTGTTAAGAAAGCATTTATAGATGGTGAACCAGAATTACCTAGTCTTGTTGTACAAGGTATGAATGGTGTACGCTATAATAATATACTATCTGGACTAGCACCAGTACGTGCTATCACAGGTAACAGTATGCTTTCTGCATTTAAACCAGCATCAGTACTTGTAGGTGCTAAACTTACAGGTGATGTAAAAGCATTTAAACATGCTCAATGGACTTATGGTGGAGTAGCTGAAAACCTTAAACGTGCATATAAGATGATGGGAGACGAGTGGCGTTTAGCTAACTCTAAACCTGAGGCTGCAATGATGCGTGGTAGAGCTGACTTAAGGCAAGCTAAAATGGATAGTTTTGAAGCTGTTGAAGCTATGTCTGAGGTATGGAAAAGAGAAGGTAATACTGGTAAACTTGCTATGTGGAACTTAGCTAAAGGAATGAGCTGGTATAACAATAATAAATTTGTTAGATTTGGTATCAATTCTATGTATGCTATTGATGGATTTACAAACTCATTGATGGCTAGTGGATCAGCTAGATCTAAAGCTTATGTTCAAATGATGAATGAAACTAAAGGTGGTTTCAGTAAAGCAGCTTTTGATAAATTACAACGTAAACTATATGATGAAGCATTTGATGCTACAGGTTTACTTAAAGATAAAGCAGCTAAACATGCGTCAAAAGAAATAGCACTTAACGTAGATAGTGAATTAGCACAAAACTTTCAAAAATTTATTGAAAGAGTTCCAGCTGCCAAACCATTATTTTTATTCCCACGTACAGGTATTAATGCATTAAATGTTGCTTGGTCATTTACACCGGGTAGTAGCATAATTCCTGTTATGACTAAAGCTAGAAAAGTTTTGTCTGCACAAAATATAGGGGAGATGACTGAAGCTTTAGCTGAACATGGACTAGAGTATAGTGATGAGGCATTTGCAGCACTTAAATCTGAATACATTGGTCGTCAATTGATGGGTGGTGCAGTAGTTACAGGTGCTGGTATGTGGGCATTAGAAGGTAACCTTACAGGTAATGGTCCTCATAGCCATGGTGAACGTAAAAGAATGCAAGATATGGGTGCTAAATTTAATTCTATTAAAAACCCAATCACAGGTAAATGGCATAGCTATAAAGGATTTGAACCATTTGATACATTACTTGGTCTAGTAGGAGATTTGGTATACAATTCCAATCGTGTAGACCAAGCTATCACTGAACAGATGTATCAAAAATTAGCATTTTCTATAAGTATGAACGTTGCTAACAAAACATTCCTTAGTGGATTTGAACCGTTAGTATCATTATTTTCTGGAGATGAAGGTGCATTTAAACGTTTTATGGTTAATCAAGGTGATTCTATGGTTCCATTTGCAACTTCTGGTATTAGAAGTGTATTAAACAATTCAGTAACACCACAGTTAAAAGATGTAGAAAATGACTGGGGTGCTTTAATACAAAATAAATGGAAGTTTATGCATAGAAGTGGTACTTCTGAAGACGCACTTCAAGATCAATTAGATATATACACTGGTCAACCTATACGATTCCACGAACCGTTAACAGCAGCTTTCAATGCTTTTATGCCTTTTGGTAAATCTAATGGAGATATGGAACCTTGGAGACAATGGTTACTTAGCACTGGATGGGACTCACAACGTAGTATGGAAATAAATCCTATTACTGGTGATCCAATTTCTACGCAAGATAGATATAAAATAAATAACTGGATAGCTAAGAACATGGATTTAGCTGGTCAAATAGAAAGAATGATGGATGCTCCTGATGATTTTTGGAATAAAAAAATAAAAGAATACGGCAAGGCTAGGGGTCTTAAAAAACAAAAAGATTTCCCTATAAAAGAATTGGTGGTACATCAAGAGTTAAATCGAATACATCAACAAGCAATAAAATACGCTTGTTCATGGCTAGAAAGACATCACGAACAACATTCTGCCATAGGTGAATCTAAGGCTAGAATTAAAAACGCACTCAGACAAGGTAATATTCCTGAAGCTTTACAAGGCTATGACAACAGGAATGAGTTAAAAGAAATCCTTAACTTAAATAAATGACCGTAACAATTGAAAATTTATACACGGGTAACGGTTCCACCACCGATTACTCGTTCACATTCCCATATTTAGACACGACTGATATCAAGGTAAGTCTTGCTACAGTCGCTACAACTGCATATTCGTTGCTTAATGCAACAACGGTTAGATTTACAAGTGCTCCCGGAAATGGTGTAGCTATTAGAATCTATCGAGAGACAGCTTTTGACACCCCTAAAGCTACATTCTACCCCGGATCGGCTATACGAGCTAACGATCTGAATGATAATACACTACAAAATTTATATGTAAACCAAGAATCTAATGATAAAGTTGCTGACGCTTGGCTTTCAGGTGATCCGACTGTTATTAGTACAGAGACTTGGTATACAACTGACGATACAAAGGTAGCTACAACTAAAGCTATTGAAGGTCGTATAGATGCAAAGATAGATACAGCTTTAACAACTGATGTTGCAGCTGGAAACAAGATCACTGTTACGGACAACAGCCCCGGCAGTGGTCAAATAACTGTTGGTGTAACCAGTGGTTCATTAGTTAATAGTGATGTTAATGCGTCAGCTGCTATAGCTGGTACAAAAATTGCTCCTAACTTTGGTTCACAGAATGTATCAACAAGCGGTACACTTGCTTCAGGTGCTGCCACAGTTACTGGAAACATAGCTGTTTCAGGTACTGTTGATGGTAGAGACGTAGCTGCAGATGGTACAAAGCTTGATGGTATTGAATCAGCAGCTACAGCCGATCAAACAAATGCAGAGATTAGAACTGCTGTAGAAGCTGCGTCAGATAGTAATGTATTTACCGACGCTGATCATACAAAGCTTAATGCAGTTGAAGATAATGCAACAAGAGATCAGACTAATGCAGAAATAAGAACACTTGTTGAATCTGCTACTGATAGCAATGTCTTTACTGATGCTGATCATAGTAAGTTAAATGCTATAGAAGCTTCAGCTACTGCTGATCAAACAGATGCTGAAATTAGAGCAGCGGTAGAAGCTGCAACTGATAGTAACGTTTTTACAGATGCAGATCATACAAAACTAAATGCTATAGAAGCTAGTGCTACAGCTGATCAAACAGCTAGTGAGATAAAATCTCTTATAGCTAGTTCTCCATTAGATGATTCCCACCTAGCAGCTAATTCAGTAGGAGACTCTGAAATAGCTACTGGAGCTTTAGATAATAGGTACTACACAGAAACTGAACTAAATGCTGGTCAACTAGATAACAGATACTATACAGAATCAGAATCTGATGCTAGATATTTCAATATTAGTACAGGTGACACTATTAAAGATGGTGATGCCTTCCCAGATAACGATACAACAATAGCTACAACAGCTGCTATCAATGATAGGATTATTGATCTTGTCGATGATGTTGGTGGTTTTGTACCAATAGCAAATGAAACATCTTTCCCTAACGCTAACCCTGACGTTAATAACGGCACTGGAACTCTTGTATCTATTAAAGCTCTCAGCAGCAACCTCACCTCTAATGGATCTGGAGTTGCAACCATTTCTAACGGCACTGTTGGAAACTCAACCGTTACCATTAATGGTTTAGCTAATAGCACAACTTACGCTGCTAACTTTGGAATGATCGTAGAAACAACTACGACATTAAATACTTATACATTCCATAGACAAGTACCGATAGCAACAGAGGTTTCAACTGTAGCTGGTAGTATATCTAACGTAAATACTGTTGCTGGAAGTATTAGTAATGTTAATACTGTAGCTGGAAATAATAGTAATGTAACTACAGTAGCTGGTGCGAATAGCAATATAACTTCAGTTGCTGGATCTATATCTAATGTAAATACAGTAGCTACCAATATTTCTAACGTTAATGACTTCTCTGATAAGTACCGTGTAGCAAGTTCAGCACCTACATCTAGCTTAGATACTGGTGATCTTTACTTTGATACAAGTGCTAATGAACTAAAGGTATATAACGGATCAGCATGGCAAGGTGGTGTAACAGCTACTGGTAACTTAGCTGGATTAGGAGCTAATACGTTTACGGGGAATCAGAGTCTTGGAGATAATTTAAAGGTTCAGTTTGGTGATTCGCAAGATCTCCAGATCTACCATGATGGCAGCCACTCATATATAAAAGATACAGGAACAGGACTCTTACGAATAGTAACTGATGGATTAAAAATCACTAATGCTGCTGAATCAGAAAACATATTACAAGCAACAGAAAACGGAGCCGTAGAACTCTATTACGACAACAGTAAGAAGTTATCTACAGTATCAACTGGGATTCAGTTTGAAGATAATACTCATATGAATAATAATAAGCGTATGAGAATGGGTTCAGGTGATATTTTTCAGTTATATAGTGATGGGACTAATAATCATATTTTAAGTGATACTGGTGAATTAAGAATAAGATCTAATAATTTAAGATTAGTAAATGATGATGGAACTGAGAAATACCTAACTGGAGTTGAGAACGGAGCCGTAGAACTCTATTACGACAACGTTAAGAAAGCAGAAACCACTGCTGACGGATTGCAAATTAATGGAGTAACAGTATCGACTGGTAATATTCAGATCAATAATGATACAGGAAAGATACGTTTAGGAGCTAGTCAAGATCTCCAGATCTACCATGATGGGACAAATAATCACATCCTTGCTGATAACGGTGAACTAATAAACAGAGCACAAGTTTGGAAAGTAACCAATGAAGCTAATAGTGAAAACATGATATTAGCTGGTCAGAATGGAGCTGTATCTCTCTTTTACGACAACAGTAAGAAGTTTGAAACTACTGCTGGTGGTGTAGTTATAACTGGGTCAATAGATGCAAACGATACTATTTCATCTGGTAATGCAAATATAAAAATAGACGGAGATACAGGTAAGTTCTTTGCTGGTGCATCGAATGATCTCCAGATCTACCATAATGGGACGAACTCATACATAGATAACAATACAAATAATATCTACATAAGAAACAATGTAGATGGTGATGATGGTGGAAATATATACATTGAAGCTAAATCAGGTGAAACAAGTATTGAATGTGCAGATGATAGTTTTGTAGCACTCTATTACGACGGCAGTAAGAAGTTAGAGACGGGGAGCCACGGAGTAATAATTTCTGGTAATACATATCAGGCAGATAACTATGTGGCTGCTTTTGGTTCAGCAGATGATCTCCAGATCTACCACAATGGAGCCCACAGCCTAGTCCAGAATAATACTGGTACTTTGCATATGGCTTCGCAAACCTTAAAACTAACAAATACTAATGTTGGACATACTTATCTAGAGGCTAATGTCAGTAACTCAGTAGATTTATACTACGATAACAGTAAGAAGTTTGAAACTACCTCTGGTGGTATTAACGTAACTGGTGCAATTAATGTTAATGGTTCTGCTTTAAGTAGTGGATTATGGACAGAGATTCATAACGATCATCATACTCAAAGTACACAAGATTCAGGTAGTAACTTTGGTAGACATACCATAACAGGGTTAGGAGCTTATGATGCTCTTAGGATAAGAATAATTGTCAAAACAACTGATAGCTCGTATCCGGGCGACGGCGGTAGTAACGATCCAAACTACGGAAGATTCGCAATGTTGTTTGGAACATCAAGTGGCCTTGATACAGGAAATAATTACAAGTATGGACATCACAGCAGCAGTTGGGATAATCAAGATGCTATACAATTTGACAGTGCCAATATCAGTGGATTTACGCATCTGGTTTCAGCTTTTGATTTAGAAATCCACAACTTTAAAAGTACAACAGAGCATACATTTGGATGGGGTATTCAAGCTTATGGAGAAAATGGAGTTTATGCGAGACCAAGGGGATTAGGTCACACTGGAGTAAACCACGCTTGGGATAGAATCGCTCTTGACTGGCTGATGTATGGAACACCAACTGTTTACAATTATCAGCTTATAATTGAAGGTACAATCTACAAAACTTAAATAATGGCACAATACCAACTTGTTTCTCATAATGGTGTCACTACAAAAGTTGCACTTACTGATGCAGAAATAAAAGAATCTGAGACAAGACTTGCTTCTATGAAAGAAAATGTTAAAAAAGACATTAGAGAAGAAAGAGATCAAAAACTAATAGAAAATGTAGACCCAATAGTAACTAACCCATTACGATGGGATGGGTTGTCTACAGACAAACAAAACGAGTGGAAGACTTATAGACAAGCTTTACTCGATGTACCTGCTCAATCAGGTTTTCCATTTACACACACATGGCCTAACAAGCCTTCTTGAATTTATTTAAAAAACAATCATGGCAACAAAAACTTGGCAAGTAAACACCCTTCAGCGTGAACTAGCAGATGGGTATGTAAACAAAGTTATCTACCGTGTTAACGGTGAAGATGGCACCTATAAATTCAGAGCTACTGGGGAAGTTGATCTTCCCAAGCCTGATACCTTAGTTCCTTACGGTGAGCTTACTGAAACAACTGTATTAGGTTGGGTTAAGGCAAAACTAGATGCTGATAAAGCTGGTACTGTAGCCGCTATTGAAGCTGCTGTAGAGAACGGTGTGAACGAACAAAAGACTCCAACAACAGGTGTAGGTAAGCCTTGGAGCTAGGTGAAAGCACCTAAACTACCTAGTGCTTTAGATATGCCTAGCATCCCTCTAGAGCCACCTACGGCAGAGATGCCAGTGTTTCCTCCTATTGTTATTCCTCCTAGTAACTTAGCAGCTCCGGCTGGAGTAAAACTAGAAGAAGAAGAAAAGGCAGAAACACAAACCGAACAACCTACATTAAGGGTACCTGTTGTAAAGATAGATGTACCCTTACCTAATGCAGAAGTCGTAGCCACTGCTACCTATGCA